CATGCTTTTGACGCATTTGCTCCGGCAAATATTCCAGATAGAATATGTAGATTATCACAACGACAACATGTGTATTTAAATCCTACAACTTCATCTGGAGGTGAGTTAGTACTACCATTCTTTTGGCAGTACAATGCGGTCCATGTTGTTTCACGGGAATATAGAAACCTGGGCCATCTCACCCTGCTTCCCATATCTTCATTAAAGCATTCTGCTGGTGAAGATCCTTCATGCACAGTTACAATGTTTGCATGGATGGAAGATGTTGAGTTAACTCAACCTACTTCATCTATATACAATGGCCAAATGAGTGAATCAGATGGCAAAATTGTATCAAAAACAGCAACTGCGATGGGAAATGCAGCAGGAGCACTTTCACGTGTTCCTATGATCGGACCATATGCTAGAGCATCCGAAGAAGTCTTCAATATGCTTGGGCGATGGGCCGATCTTTTTGGCTTTACAAAAGCCAGAAATACTCATGACTTGTCAGATTATCGTACTCGGTTTGCGGGTACGATAGCCCCGACCAATGACAAAGATGAGTCTCGTCTCTTGACTTTAGACGTAAAACAAGAAGTCACTGTGGATCCAACCACAGTAGGACTATCATCAGAAGATGAGATGTCCATTCCACATTTATGTAATATCGAAGCATTAGTCAAGAGATTTACATGGCGCACATCAGATGCGCCTGATCATGAATTAACAAGGATACCCGTGACTCCTTTTATTCGTGCAACCTTTCCATCTGACGGAAAAGTAGACACACCGCCTTGTGCGTATGTCGCATCTTTCTTTAAGTATTGGAGAGGGACCATGCAATATCGGTTTATAGTCAATGCATCTGCATTTCATCGCGGTAAACTGCGTTTTCGTTACGAACCTTATGCAATAGCAGATCAGGAAGCGTATAACGTAGTTCAATCCGAGATTATAGACTTGACCGAATGTCATGATCACAAAGTGGAAATAGGTTGGGGTTCAGACAGAAACTATTTGTTGGTAACTGGCAGTTTTAAACAGCCAATAAATTCCGAATACACAGCGGAATTAGACACACATAATGGTAACCTTATCGTTAGTGTCGCCAACAATTTAGTTGTGCCAGATGAAGCTTCAGATGATTCTGTAGACATTCTTATGGCAGTGAATATGGCTATGGACGCCGAATTTGCTGTACCAACAGAAAATGTCTTAACGGATATGAAACTTGTAGCTGATATCTCATCAACTGTACCCGACCTACCGCCATCCGGTACTGCGTTTACGCAGCCCGTATCACAAAATACTGGAGATCCCGGTATATTTTATTACGGATGGCACACAAACAACTTTCACAACGATCAAGGATA